CTCCATCGTCAGCAAGCCCACGGCGTTCGGGATGGCCAATGGCAAAACCGGCGTCATGGGTGAAGCTGGTGAGGAGGCAATCATGCCGCTGACCCGGACGTCGAGCGGCAAGCTTGGGGTTATGGCAATAGGCGGCGGTGGGGCTGGCGGAACGCAGATCAATGTCGAAGTGCATATCGATGGCGACGGCAACGCTACCTCCTCGGCTGATGCACCTGGCTATGACCTCTTCGGCAAGGAGCTGGCGACGTTCGTAGAGCAGAAGTACCAGGAACTGCGGAGCAGGGACATGCGCCAGGGCGGCGTCATCAACAACGCAATCAAGGGGCGATGATGGCTATCGAACGATTTACCTGGGCGACGGAGAAAGGCGCGGAGGGCGATATTGCCCAGCGCGTCCGCTCCAAGAAGCTCGGAGATGGCTACGAGCAGTCGGTCGAGGATGGCCTCAACAACCGATCGCAATCATGGCCGGTGACCTTCACCGGTTTGAAGGGACGTATCAAGGACATCATGGCCTTCCTCGACCGGCACAAAGGGGCGAAGGGCTTCCTCTGGGAGCCGCCCCTGGGTGAGCTTGGCCTCTACAAGTGCAACGGCTACAAGCCAGTGCACCGCGGCGGCCAGGTCTACGCCATCACCGCCACTTTCCAGCAAACCTTTCATCCCTGAGATAACTGCCCATGGCACTGATCACGGACATCCAGAAACTGGAGCCCGGCGGCGAGATTCGCCTGTTTGAAATTGACGGTACCGAATACGGCGCCGATTACCTGCGCTTCCACGGTCATGCCATCCCGCACACGCCAGAGGAATTGCTGGCCTACGAGGGCTCCGAAGAGGACCTGCCCGCCAAGTCGATTATCTGGCAAGGTGAGGAGTACGCGGCCTGGCCGGTGCAGATTGAGGGTATTTCCTCAAGCAGCGATGGCACCGCCTCTCGGCCGACTTTTGCCGCCGGCAACGTCAACGGGCGCGTCACGGCGCTGTGCCTGGCTTTCGAGGACATGCTCAAGTTCAAGCTCACGGTCCGCGAGACCCTGGCCCAGTACCTGGACGCAGCCAACTTCCCCGAGGGCAACCCAACAGCCGACCCGGCGCAGGAGGCGCTGGAGATCTGGTACATCGACCAGAAAACCAGCGAGGACGGCGAGGCGGTGGTATGGGAGCTGTCCTCCCCGGGCGAGATCGATAACCACGGTTTGCCCGGCCGGCAGATGACAACGTTCTGCCACTGGGCCATGACCAATGGTTACCGGGGGCCGAACTGCGGCTATACCGGCGCGGCCATGTTCGACGACGAGGACAACCCTACGGATGACCCGGCCCTGGACCAGTGCAAGGGGTGCCTGTCGTCCTGCAAGCTGCGCTTCGGCGAGAACAACGAACTGTCCTTCGGTGGGTTCCCCGCCGTGTCCCTCATAGCCCGGAGCTGATTATGCGTAAGCACATTATCGCGGCCATACAGGCGCACGCTGCGGCGGAATATCCGCGCGAGTGCTGTGGTCTGTTGTTGGCCATCGGGCGCAAGCAGAAGTACTTCCCGTGCCGGAACATCGCCACGGATCCGAATGAAGAGTTCAGGCTCGATCCCGAAAACTACGCCGCGGCGGAAGACTTGGGCGAAGTGATCGGCATCGTTCACTCACACCCGGACGCCACCAGCAGGCCGTCACCGCACGACCTGGCCATGTGCGAGGCCACAGAGCTGCCCTGGCACATCCTGAGTTGGCCCGAGGGCGATCTCAGGTCGATCATTCCAACGGGCAGCACCCCGCTGCTCAATCGCCCATTTGTTCATGGGGTTTGGGACTGTTGGGGTATTTGTGCCGAGTGGTACCAGCGCGAATGGGGTCTGGAATTCGAAGCCTTCCAGCGCGCAGACGGCTGGTGGGAAAACGCGGAAAGCGCCAGCCTGTACGAGCAACACTACGAGGCGGCCGGGTTTGTACGCGTAGACCGGCCGCAGCGCGGCGATCTGATCGTCATGCACGTCGGGCGGACGGTTCACCCGAATCATGCCGGGATCTACCTCGGCACCGATCCGGTTCTACCAGGGGAAGAGTCGGGCGCCTTCGGGCCTGGGCCGTTCCTGCTGCACCACCTGTATGGCAGGCCGTCCGAGATCATCGTCTACGGTGGTCCTTGGCATGACCGGACTCGTCTGATTCTCAGGCACAGAGATGCTCAGTCCAGATTGCCCAATGAGTAAATGGAAAACCCGTGATTGGTTAAATGGGTGACTTGTACCGACCCGCCTATATAAACGCGATCTCGGGCCTTTTGTTCTTCCTGTCGTGACTGGGCGCGCATCATAGCGGGAGCGCATGCGGGGAACGAATTGAGGTCGATTCCCGCCTTGTCCATAAGCTCTGGCTTTACGCCAAGCCCATAATCTAAACGCTCGGATTTGAAATCCGACACAGAACGGTAAGCGAATCCATGGATTTTTGCAGAATCGTCGGAAATCCCGAAGTGATAGATCGTTGCAGTTTGGTCTTGGAGGGCGGGGACATGGCGATTCAGTTCGCTCCAGAGGGCCTGAAGCTCCTGGGTGGCATGAGCATCGACCGCATCTACATCGAGGGCAAAACCTTGGTTATTCACAAGGCCGATCCATCGACTGAAAAGCAGGGCCGATCCGGTGCCGGCAATGATCATACGGATGTGCGGGATCGAGATGGCTTTGCTGGCGAACCCTGGGGGCGTGTCGACGGAATAATGTAAAAGCGTATCCGTGGCTACGATTGCTTCCTTTTCATCCGTGTAGAACAAAAGCGAGGACATAGGGCCTCCTGGCCGACTTTGAGTTGGCGGAGGCTACTACCGCTCCCGGATCAGCCGCCACTGGCATTCCATCCACGCTGGATGCCTGGACAGGATCGCGTCATGATGAGGTCTTTGTATAACAAGGAGGTGAATCATGGGTGTTAGAGGAAACGATCGCCAGATCGACAATATCGAGTTCAACGTTAGCGATATCTCGCGCAGCAAAGATTTCTATGGCTCAGCATTTGGTTGGACATTCGTAGACTACGGGCCCAGTTACACCGAATTCAGCGATGGTAGGCTCACCGGAGGATTCACAACTGGAGAGCCCGTTCGGACCGGTGGCCCTCTGGTCATTCTCTATGGGGATGATCTCGAGGAAGCTCAGCGCCGAGTCATTGCAGCAGGGGCAACAATAAGCCGGGAGATTTTCTCTTTTCCTGGCGGCAAAAGGTTTCACTTCATCGACCCGGATGGTTATGAACTAGCGGTCTGGAGTGCCGAAGCATAAAAGTCTGCAGGTCCAGCCTCGCGCTGGGCTTTTTTGCTTTCTCCGACCTGGTGGTACAGTCCCGCCAAACCAAAGAGGGAACGACATGCGTATTTTGGTAGTAGGTACGGCACTGGTGGCGCTTGCGGCGTATTCAGGCATAGCGCTCGCCGCAAAACCATCCGATGAAACGCTGAGCTACTGTACTTCTGTTTCAGAAATGGCCGGTTCAGTCATGAAGAATCGTCAGAACGAAGTATCGATGGCAAAAATGATGAAGGCCACTGCTGGAGACCCTTCTGTCGATGCGCTCGGGGCCGAAGTCATTAAGGACGCCTACAGTACTTCGGCCTTCCGTACGGAAGAAAACCAAAAAAGGGCGGTAAGCGAATTTGAAAATAAATGGTTTTCTATATGCCTGAAGGCGAAAGACAAATGAGCGCGTTGAATTCTCCGCGAAGATTGAGTCTGGTCGCCATAATTTACATTTCACTGGCGATGCTGGCGGGGTGCGCCTCATCGGCGATCTCAGTACGGGATGCGAAGCCGGTACCGTCGGATGAGGTCTATGCCTTCCAGATTAAACCGGCTGGCGAGAGCGGAAAAATCACCGTGGTACGAGATTCGGGCGCTGTGGGCTCTGGGTGCGACATTGTTGTTTATGTCGACGGCCGCAGGGCTGCGAAAATCGGTACTGGTCAGCGGGCTACATTCTACCTCCCGCCGGGATCGCCCAATCTGGGTGCCGGCCTAGCGGGCTCTGGCTTGTGCGCAGGCGCTGCAATTCGAACCATCGCAGCGACGGTTCAGCCTGGCAAGGAAAGCCTGTACCGCATCAGCGGTGATATGGCTGGGTTCTACATCGGCCCCTACGTCGACTACAACTGAACAACGAAAACCACAGGGCCGCCTTCGGGCGGTTTTTTATTGCCCGGAGAAAGTGATGCAGGTATCAGCGATCAACTATCAACCCATGACTACGATCCGCCTGCACGGGCAGTTACGTCAGTTCGGGAAGTCGTTCAGGCTCGCGGTGAAATCGCCGGCGGAGGCGATCAAAGCACTATGCGTGCAGATCCCTGGATTCGAGCGGTTTCTTTCGAATGCCAAGTCTCGCGGCCTTGAATTCGCGGTTTTTCGCGATAAGCGCAATATTGGGGAGAAGGAGCTGAGCTACAACGGTTCCGGAGACATCCGCATTGCGCCCGTGGTCGTAGGCAGCAAGCGCGGCGGAATTCTTCAAACCATCGTCGGTGCGATCCTGATCGTCGTCGGTGTTATTTTTTCAGCCACGCCGTTCGGAACTCCGCTCATTGGCGCCGGTATTGGCCTTGTCGCCGGCGGCGTCATCCAGATGCTCAGCCCGCAGGCTGGCGGCCTAAAGACCAGCGCGGCGCCCGAGAACACACCCGGCTACGCCTTCGGCAGCGCCAAGAACACCACAGCGTCGGGTAATCCGGTTCCGTTGTGTGCCGGCCGCCGCCGCTGGGGCGGCGCGATCATCAGTGCAGCCATCTACGCCGAAGACCAGATGTAGCCAAACCCGAAAACTGAAGCCGCCCAGGAGGCGGTTTTTTTATGCCTGGAGAAAAGCATGGGCGCAGCACGCAAGATCGATGTTTATGGCGCCAAGGGCGGTTCCGAGAAGCCTAAAACCCCAACCGAGGCACCAGACAGCCTGCGCTCCGTTGCCATTGCGAAAATGCTCATTGCGGTGGGTGAGGGTGAGTTTGATGGTGTCCCAACCGCCAAGGACATCTTTCTCGACAATACGCCGCTGCAAGACCCGCAGGGGAACATGAATTTCCCGAACGTGAAGTGGGAATGGCGCAGCGGAGCGGTGGATCAGACCTATATCCAGGGCATTCCGTCGATCGAGAACGAGACCACGATCAGTACCGAGCTGCGCAGTGGCACGCCTTGGGTTCGGGCTATCAGCAACACTCAGCTTTCGGCCGTTCGTGTTCGCTTCGCGTGGCCCGCGCTGCAGTCCGTGGATGCCAGCGGCAACATCAATGGGTACCGTATTGAGTACAAGGTTGAGCTGGCCACTGATGGCGGCGCCTATCAGCAGGTGCTGAGCGAAGCTGTGGATGGGAAGACCACCAGTATCTACGAGCGCACCCGTCGTATTGACTTGCCGAAGGCGGCATCCGGCTGGTTGATGCGTATCACGCGAATCACTCCAAACCAGAACAACAACAAAATCTCAGACACGATGCAGATCGCCGGTTTCACCGAGGTGATCGACGCGAAGATCCGCTACCCAAACACCGCACTGCTCTACATTGAGTTTTCCGCCGAGCAGTTCCGTAGCATTCCGGCGGTGACGGTCGAAAGCGACGGTAAAAAGTGGCAGGTTCCTAGCAATTACGATCCTCGTTCGCGCAGCTATTCTGGTGTATGGGACGGCACCTTCAAAGAGGCTTGGACCGACAACCCTGTCTGGCACACCTATGGCATCACCACGAACGACCGCTTCGGCCTGGGCCGTCGCATCAAGCCGTGGATGGTGGACAAGTGGGAGCTGTACCGCATCTCGCAGTACTGCGACCAGTTGGTGCCGGACGGGAAGGGCGGTCAGGAGCCGCGCTTCATCTGCAACCTGAACCTTCAGAGCAAGGCTGACGCCTGGTCTCTGCTGCGCGACATCTCGACGATTTACCGGGGCATGACTTATTGGGCCCAGGGCCAGGTGTTCACGCTTGCGGATATGCCGCGCGCTACGGACTTCGACTTCGCCTACACACGAGCGAACGTCATCGATGGCAAGTTCACCTATTCCAGTGCGTCGGAGCGCACCCGTTACACACGGGCTCTGGTCAGCTACGACAACCCGCTGAATAACTATGACACCGACGTCACCTCCGTTACGGACCACAAGCTGCAGCGCCGCTACGGCGACAATCCCCTGGAGATCAGTGCGATCGGTTGCGACCGTGAGTCGGAGGCCCAGCGCCGCGGCAAGTGGGCGCTGCTGACCAACTCAAAGGATCGGGCCGTTACCTTCAAGGTAGGCTTGGACGGGCGTATTCCGTTGCCTGGCTACGTGATCCCGATCGCGGACGAATTGCTGGCTGGGCGCCCCGTGGGTGGGCGTATCTCCGCAGTGAATGGCAAGGTCATCACGCTGGACCGCGATACTCAGGCCAAGCCCGGTGACCGGCTGATCCTCAACCTGCCAGACGGCAAGTGCG